CCTCCTCCAACTATCCGCCGTTTAACTAACGGCACAACCGCTCTGCAGCGGCCTGGACCTACTCTTTTGCTAATAGACTGGCCTAGTTAGTCAGTTTCTTACGCTTGAGTAGAGCCCTTGATAGTTGGAACACTGTGATGCAGTCCGGCTTAATCCCCCGGATGACTCGCCGTAAGGCGGGTTATTGAGCGTGATGCTCAGCTGCAGCAGTGTATTGAGAGGTCCCTTTTAGGTCCGGATTCCTCCGTACCTTAATTCAACAGCCTAACTGTGAAGGAGACGGATATGGCTATCAAAAAGCCGAAATCGGCCTTGAAAAAGCCGAGAAACTATCCTATCCTTCCCCGCACTCCTAAGAAATTTAGGCAAGGCGGTCTTTCTACTGCTTCATCATCCCCTGTGCTCTATCTTAAACGGATCCATGCGGACTGGTATGTAAAGGCTACTAGAGCTTACACACCGGACTACCTGAACTCGTCGACGACAGTGCAATTAGGGACTAATGAGAAAGCAGGAACGAAGAATCCCGGCTGGCGGGTTACAATTGCCAAAGGAGGCGATGCCACTTCCAATTATTCACGAAGTGGTTATATCGTCGAACCCACTGCATATAGTGTCGTCACCGAGAGCAATGCTTATCGCTCTCGGGGGTATGGCACTTACGCAGGAGATTCACTTGTCGATGTTCCTGACTTTACTGCACTGCAAGACCGTGCATTGGCCAGGATCAAAAATAAGCTCAATGGTAAGGTCGGTAACGCAAGGCTTGGTCCGCCGTTGGCCGAAAGTCGTGAAATCGGACGTCTTGTACGTCAGATCAACGGTCTAGGCATGACGGCTTTCAAAGCTTTGTTAGCCGCTAAGGCTTCAAAGGGCAAGAGCGTCACGAAGACTGCTTCTGACATCTGGCTGGGCTTTGGATTTGGGGTTAATCCCCTGCTCAAAGATATCCAGTCAGGTGCCAATGCTATCCTCCACTATACTACAAGAGAGGACGCAAGAGTAGTCGTAAGTGGCACTGCGACAGATGACTATGTTTCAGGCTATCCACCGCCTAGAACGTACTCCCTAGCTGGGGAGGTCATCGCCTACAACACCAAAATTGGCTTTTCAGGCCATACGGTGCATAAGCGAGGCGTCAGGTACGAAGCTGCCTTTGATTTAAACGTCAAAAGTAGCGCATCCTACAACGTAGCAGATCACCTCGGGCTTAAGCTCGGTGCGCTTCCAAGTATTCTTTGGGAGCTTACCCCTTACTCCTGGGTTCTCGACTACTTTACAACCGTAGGACCGTGGTTGGACGACGTGTTTTATACTGTACCTGGTACATGTGTTTACGCGCTGGTCAATCATAAGTACCAAAGCAAGAGTACTTCCTTCCCGCAAGCATTTGCCAACACTGGTTTAACAACCACGTTGTCTGGCAATGCCACGGTCGTTAGGTACTTTAGCTTTAGCCGCGAAAAACTTGCTGCAGGACTCCCTACGCGAGATCTCCGCATTAAAAGTGTGGATGAAATCGCTAACCACGGAATAACCAAGTTGTTAAACTTGGCCTCCGTAATCGCAGGACGTAGAGGACCAAAACTCTAGACTAACTACCTAGAGTACTAATCTACTTTGTCCTGTTTCTTTAAGGAGCCATACATGGCTTTCGCACCAGCATCACCTGCAACAGGCGCAACGGTCACGGGATTGACTTCCCCGACCTACACGCTTTCTTCGGATACCGCACCCAACATTAACGGTAAACAATATGCCGTTACTGCACTGGGTGGTACTCAGACGAGCGTCGATGTGAACAGCGTTTCTAAGCCGTTCACGGTGGCGTTCTTCCGGCCTCCGATTCTGAGAACGTTACCGCAGGCAAACCCTGTTACGGGAATCATCAAGAACGTTCCCCTTAACGTGTACAAGCTTATCACACGGAAAGGGGCCGCCCCTTCGGCTAATCAAGTAATCATGGTGCCAAAAATCACCACGATCATTGAGTGCCCCGCAGGTGTTGATACCTATGAACCGGAAGAAATTCGCGCCTTGATCAGCTGCCATTTTGGAGTTGGTTGGGAACAAGCGAGCGGTATTTCAGTCACAGTATTGACAGGCGTACTATGACCTGGGCTCGAGTGTCGTCCATTGGCATTGCTGTTGCTGTCGCGTTAGTAATTATCGCGAACGCTCCGGCTGTGCTAACAGATCCACTTTATATGGCTGTTGCCCAGATCCGAATTAACGCCGCGAAGACTCCGCCACCTATCATTTCCTCCGAGCAATACCAGCAAAGTTTTACTGGGGCTACCGGAGAGGAAGTGGAAGCGCCTAAGAAGACAAAGTAACACGTCTTCTGAGTCCGACCTAGAAATTGGTCGGTGGAACTTTTCTTGTTGTTAAACCGTTGCTATCATCGGGAGATGTCCTGTGAGTAAAAGTAACGTTCAAGAATGTAATGAAGTTCGTCTTACGACATTCTTCAACACATTAACAGAAGAGCTTCTTGCTAAGGGACCCCAGTCGTTCGGGGTCTCGAGGCAGGTACAACGTGCGCGGAAACGCGCCCGCTTCCTTAGAGAAGATCTTCGAGGGAAAGCCATTGCAGATTTTCTTGCAATTAACGAGCGGGTGGGATGCTTGCAAAACGAGTGTCCTCCTTCACGTTCCCTCGATCCTAGGATTGTTTCAAATGCCAAGTATTGGATAACTACCATACTTGAGCGCTTTACTTCTTCCTGGGATGAGTTGGCGATTCAGCAGCCACTCGAGATGTCATACTTGTGGTCGAATTGGCGGTTTGGCCCTGGCGCTAGTAATGGCGTCAAGGGCACACACACCGTTGATAAGATTGGACAAGATATGACTTGTACCGCTCTGTGCGAACCTTTGGTGCTTAAACTGCGTAGTATGAACCCTTACTTCGTGGCCAGAGATGGCCGTTTAGGAGTTTCGGGCACTAGGCAGATTGAAGGTTCAAGACTGACAACTGTACCCAAAAACGAAGACACGGAACGTACAATCGCAATAGAGCCTTCAGGGAACATGTGTCTGCAGCTTGCTGCAGGCATGTATCTCGAAGGGGCTCTACGGCGTATCGGGCTGGACATTCGCTCCCAACAGCCTTTAAACAAGGCTATGGCCAAGCGTGGATCTATGACCGGGGATATTGCTACCCTCGATCTGAAGTCTGCTAGCGATATGATCAGCATCGATCTTGTACGTGCCCTTATGCCGCGTGAGTGGTTTGACCTATTAATGAAGCTTAGGTCGCCCACTATTACAGTCCCTATCGATGGTAAAGATAGCGACGGCGGTGTACAGGTAGAGCTGAATATGATCAGTACGATGGGGAACGGTTTTACTTTTCCCCTAATGACGCTCATACTGGTGGCTCTGATCTACGGTTACCGTTGTACTCGTGGTGGTCCCA